AAAATTGCGCCGGTCACAGTTACTATCCAGCCAATCGGGTTCAATTATCCGCAAACAAAACGGCATATACTTGCCTGGCCGCTTAACCCGAAGTTTCTGAACTAAAAATTCCCCAGGTTCTACGTCTTGCCGCTTTGCCAGACGCATAATTTCGTAAAAATGCAATCGCCTGGAAATATCCGCATCGTCCGCCCAAAAATTAAAAGCATCTTCTATTTCCTGGATTTTTTTTATATTGAGGCCGCCTGAACCCGTTGCTATCCTCGACTGGAATTGAATACCTGAACCAACCGTGTAATCGACAATCAAGTTTATAGCCCGAGTAAAATAAGGAAAATCCCGGACCAGTTGTCTAACTCGGGAACGGACCATCGGAGTGGATGCCTGAATTATATCATTGACGTTGCCATCAATGGGTACCCAGTCCCCGGTAAGCCGGTTTGTTTTAGCTGCTGCATACATTCCAGCACGGGATATATTCTTTTTGCGGCTAAAAAAATTGCGGATAGAAGAAAGAGAAAGTACCATCAATAACACCGACCGCCTTGCTTGGCGTATGTGCGTAAAGTAGGGGTGATCAAGGATGATGTTATCTGAACTTCCAGAGCCTTGAGATCCGCCAGGGACATTTCCATAAAACGGGTCATTTTGTCCCCTGCCTGCATTACAACGGGGCGGGTACCGGTTGCCAGAGCTAAGATAGCCGCTTGAACTGTTGCTAAGTCTTCGGAGGTGTACGCCATAAGCCTCTGTATCCATGGTTTAAATGTAAAAACTTTTACGCGTAGTATAACGCGGGTTTTTGGAGTGATTTTGAATTACGGATAAACAGGGGTTATTTAAGGGTAAATAAGCATAGATAGGCGAAAAAAATGCTTGACAGGGTTTTTACTGATTAATTATTATCGGTGCTGTAGATTTGCAGCACCGATAAGGCTTGTTTTTTACTCGGGTTCTCTCTTAGATATAAACTCCTTTAAAAATCTGAGCGCCTCATCTGTTGTGCTAACCCATTTCCCCCCGAGTTTACGGGCTGGAAAATCCATGGTTTTTATCCAGCAAAGAACCGTGGACTCAGAATATCCCACATAGTCGCAGATTCCCATTTTACCCGCTTTGCGGTCTTGTTCGCACGCCTTCATTCCGATTAATGGATGTCCTATAACATCTCCAGTCTCCCTACCATCTGCTGCCATTGTTACTTTGTGGTTTTTTGGTTCGCTTTTCTTCTTTTGGCTTTTCATCGAAATCCATCCATGCCAACCCTGCCCGGATAGCCGCCGCGTAACAATAGCATTCACAGTCAATTGCCTCGTTTCGTCCGCCCGCCCTGACGTTCTGCCATTGCTGCTCTGGGTATCCGTGTGAGTTGAATTTTATAGTTAATTTTTCCGCTGTTAATTGCTGGAAATACTCTTCTGTAGTTCCCATGTAAAAATGATAAAATCCCGCCCCTGCTTCATTAAGCTTAAGCCGAGAATAGATGGTTGCTTTTGCCGTATCCGTTCCAACCATCCAGAGTTGCACCCCATTTTTAATAACTTTCCCCTGCCATGTTACATCCTGTAATGATGGTTTTCCTATAATTGGCTTACCGGGAGAAGAAGATCCCTTTAACGGGAAAACTTGAGGTGCCCTTACTCTGCAATAATTATAAACCTCCTGGGTTTTATGCCCTCCGGAGTCTATTCCTACGCTTACAATCCCATACGCCATGGTCCCATCAGAAGAGTCAAATCGTCTGGATAGCAATAAGTCAAGTTGGTTCCAGACATCTGGCATTGAAGGATCGCCGAATAGTTCCCCGTGGTATATAAGCCACGATTCTTCGCCTTTCCCCCACGCCCGGATCACAACAGCAAGCCTATCGTCCTGGGTGTCTACGCCGGCAGTTAAGAGTTTTCCCCCTGGGGGCACTGTCAGCATCTTATAAGGTTCGGTTCTGGCCAAAAGTTTGGACCATTCCGGCTGGAACCCATCCTCTTCCCAGACTTCAGCAGCCCGCGTATTAACCCAAACCTTCATGGGTCTAGAATTGCCCTTTTTGCTCTCTTTGACCGCTTTGAGAAATTCAGTCATGATCTGGTGCCAGGACAGCCACCCCAGCGGAGAATATAAAGAATTAACTTTAAACCCGCGTTTAGGCCTGTTTGGAAATTTATGGTTATAAATACCCCTGGACATCATCTCTGTTTTCTGCCACTCATCTATTCGTTGATGACAAAAACGGCAAACATACCAGACATCGATAATCTGACCATCATCATCCCGGGCAAATTTAATTCCCCATTCGGAATCCTTTCCTCCAAAACTGAGAAATTGATATTTTCCACAAGATGGACATGGAACTTCAAAACAGCCTTGACTGGATTCCTCCCACTCTATTTCAATATGAGAAATCCCTTTGATTGTGGGGGTAGAATTAATATATATCTTGCGCTTACTACCAAAGGCATCGGTCCGTTTTTTAAATAGGTCCCCTGGGGCGCCTTCACCTCCGGCATCAGGGATAAAACCGTCATAATCGTCAAGGATAAGATACCGGATTGAATCAGACCGGGCAGAAGCCGGGGAGTTTGACCCAGTGAAAGTCCAGCTGCCCCCGGGGAACTCTTTTAGAAGCAGAGTGTTCCCTGAGTCCCTGGATTTTGTAGGTTTGATAATCCCCTGAAGGCAAGGGACCGCCCGGACAGACGGCCCTATTTTCTTCTTGCTGTGCTTCTTTGCCATATCGTCGGTTGGTTGTGCCATCATTGCAGGACCGGCGTATATGTGGGCGATGGCGAAAAGGAAGATGTTCGCCAAAGTAGTAAACCCAAACTGCGTGGGCTTGATTACCACCACCTCCTGCGTGGGGGACTGCGGAGATAACTCAAGGAGGATCTCTTCAACGTATGGTGTACGGCTTGTCCGATAAACCCCTGGCTCAACGCTGGATTCCTTGGTCAAGCGGAAATAGGTGTTTGACCACTTCACCAGATCGATATAGGGGTCGGGTTTTAATCCGGATTTAAAGGCTTTGGCGTATGCTTGATTCACTTAGATAGGGTCGCTTTTTTTAAAAAACTTTGATGATATCCTCGTTTGGTCGCTGTAAGATTTTAAAAATGGCACTATTTGGCCTGGATTTTGCCAACCGAAAACATCCCTTCCAAGATAAGATGTAACCTTTTTGTGAATCTCTACCCCGCTAACACCCTCAATCTTTGACGTGACCACGCTAAAAAGTTTTTGTCTTTCGCCTAATCGACACCGATTAATTAGCACCCGCCTGGAAAGGGTGGGCTCGGTTGTTGTGTAGGGGCCGATAAAAACATTAATGCGCTCGTTGTTAATAAGAGCATATGATCTGCCCCCAAAACACCGCCGCCAGTTTACTTTTATATTCACAGGCGCGTGTTCCATAGGGGTCAAAGGCTCAGGGGAAAAAGGAGTTAAGTGGATTGCCGCCATTAACCGCCCCCTATTATATTTCTCATCGATACCATCAAACAGTCTACCGAAAGCTTTAGCGTCCTCTCTGGCAGTATGCACCGTTTCCCATGGATAACCTACAATCCCAAACAATTTCAACATGTAGGCTTTTTCGTAACCCAGAGCTATGGCCGCCTCAAACTTTTCTTTTATAATTTGATCGGTAACGAAACCTTTATTGACTCGCTTTCTTGTCGTATAACTCAAGCCATCTATACCAGTAGTATATCGTCCAGGTTTACTAAGATTTAATGATTTAAAATCTTCCTCATTAATAGTATTACCATCGTTGCCCGCAGTATAATTTTTACCCACCAATTTGCGAGTCCATGTATATTGGCAAAAAAAACACTTATTGCGGCACCCGCAAGCGTTATTTTCATCTTTATGTAGATGGTGAACCTGTCTCATGTTATATATATTTTCGATATTGGGGTCTTCGGATTTAACCCAAATATTTGGCGCTGATTTTTTATTAAGTATATTTTCCTCCTGCCCTTCAGCTCTACCAAACACTGCCATGTCTATATAGTCGTAAATACTACATATATTGACACAACCTGCACCTCCAGCCACCACAAACGCCTTATCTTTCTTATATTCTCCAGATTTAACGCTTTTTAAAAAAGTAGTAATGTCCTCGGGGGCAGTTATAGAAAATAACACCATGTCGTAATCGCAAACGGTTGACATAGTGCAGTATAAGACATTAACTCCTGCCCTCTTAAAATCATCAATAACCATCCGTAACCCCAAGAAACCAAAACTATCAAAAGTTTTGCGTTTGGTGTTTGGCCTAATTTTCCCGCCGGTTAAAACAAGGGCTGCTACCTTCATCGGTCCACCCTAAAACTACATCCGCACTTAGGGCAGTTGATTGTGTTCTCGGCGTTATCATCAGGTTTTTGATTGTCTTTTATAGATGTAGAATCTTCACCATTTGTTTCTCCAAAAGACAGCCCGCTATCAAAATCTTCCAACTCAAACCCGGTCAATTCAATATTAAAATTAAGGCTATCAAGCTCGGCAATCTCGGATTTAAGAAGCTCCATATCCCACTCTGCAAGTTCCCCGGTCTTGTTGTCCGCAATCCTGTAAGCTTTGACCTGGGCCTCGGTTAAATTATCGGCAACGTGGACAGGGCATTCTTCCAGGCCCATACTTTGAGCTGCTTTCAACCTGGTGTGTCCGACAATAATAATCCCGTCATTGTCCACGACTATCGGTTGTTGCCACCCATACTCCCTGATCGACATTGCGGTTTTTTCTATGGCTCCGTCATTGATGCGGGGGTTGTTCTTATAAGGGATTATCTGCTCGATTTTCCACTGTTCAATTTTCATTACCTAACTCCTCAAGGGCTGCTATAAGTTCCATTGTCAATTTCTCTGAAACAAGGTAAACATCTGTCATGCTTGCCAGTTCTGCGCTGATCCTATTTGGTATATTCAAGATTGCATCCCTGACAATTCGGCCCTGGTTGAATGCCGCCTCTTTTACGCTATTTGCTGGAATTAGTTTGCCGGATTTTTCCTCAAACTCTAATTTTAACAGGGCGGCCTTATATTGGGCCTGGATCTTTTGAGCATCAGATAGGGACATGCCGTTTGTCTTCGCCACGGCTGCGGTTGTTTCCATTTCTGTATGGGACAGTTGCGGTTTTTTTTGTTTAGTTTTTTTAGTTGGATTGTAAATCCGGTCTAGATTTTGCTCTAAAGCAGCATCCGCCTTGTCTCGATCAATAAGTTTCCTGCCGGATATTTCCTTGAGGCAAGAATGAGGAATTTTTTTGTCCCTGATCATTTTTGAGACTCTCGGTTGCGATATGCCGCGATGCTCTGCAAATTCGGTTTGTGTTTGGAATATAGTCAAAACTAACACCTCGCAAAATAAAAGTTATACACTTCGTTACGGTTTGCAGTTATACTTAACACTGAACGCTTTTATTAAAGCGGTTTATAACTCGGTTTATGGGTCTGCAACTGATAAATAATCGAGGTTTCTTGACC